CCTATGCTAACAACTACACAAGGTGAGACTTTATTTATTGGTACACCTAACTCATTTGACCACTTATATGATTACTACCTTAGAGGTCAGTCAGATGATCCAGATTGGAAGTCATGGCAATATACTACAGTAGATGGTGGGTTTGTAACGCAGGAAGAAGTAGATAAAGCTAAATCAACAATGGATGAGGTTACATTTAAGAGTGAGTTCTTAGCTGATTTTGTATCAACAGGTAATAGAGTAGCTTATAATTTTGACAGGAAGATACATATTAAACAGGCTAGAGAGTTATCACCTAACTTATTCTGGGGTATTGATTTCAATGTAGATTATATGTCTGCTGTACTAGGTTGTGAATATACAGATGGTTCTATACACTATTTTCATGAGATAAGACAAACAAACAGCAATACAGAACAGATGGCTAACTCTATGAAGAAGATTGCTCCATCTATCCCTGTATATCCAGATAGTGCAGGTTCAGCTAGATCAACTACAAGCCATAGATCAGATCATCAGATACTTAAAGACCACAATTTTCAAGTAATAGCAAAGAAAGCTAACCCCCCTGTAATAGATAGAATCAACGCACTTAATAGAATGTTAAAGGATGCGAATGGTAGGGTTAAAATGACAGTTGATCCTGTATGTAAGTATTTAATAAAAGATTTAGAACAATGCCAGAGAGATAGAGCGGGTAAAATAGAAAAGACAAAAGATATATCTCTTACTCATGCTCTAGATGCTTGTAGTTATTACATAGCACTTAAACATCCTATTATTAAGCGTGTACCTGTGAGTACGGAATGGTAGAATTTTTATTAGGTATCGTAGTGGGGATTATAACCATGTTCATATTCTTGAATTGGTATGGTAAGAAATTAGAATTAAGAGATGAAAAGAAAATAGGGGAAGTAATAAAAGAATTTGTAGAGGCGAATGAATATGCCATATCATAAAGGTTTATAATGGAATTACACGATAAAATAATGCTCCCAGACCTCGGAAAAGAGGCTGTCTTACGCTCAGTTAAGGATGCAGAATATAGTGCATTAGATAATGCTTTAGCTGAGAAAAATACATCATTAGACTTTTACTATAATAGAAATCTTGATGAACATATAAAACAATATTTTAGTACAGAGTCTTTATCACAGATACCACCTGTATTAATGTCACTTGTAAAGCGTTTTGCTAAGAGCAGACTTATGCTATTAAAAGAACCTGCTGAAAGATTTATTAATGGTGAGTTCAATGAATATTATAATGAAAAAACTCACAATCTTGATTCTAAGGTTAGGGAGTTCGGAGAACTTGCTTGGCTACTTGGGAGCTGTCACTTACAGAGTATGTACAACCCAAAGACACAACGCATTGAATATAAGATACATCCTATTGTGAAAGAGTATGTATATGATGGTGAGGTATATGGTGTTAGTTATGAAATACATAGAGATTTTAATGGAGATAGGCAGTTCGCTTTCTGGAGTAAGCCTTTAGATGGTGAGCAAGGTATGCACTTCCGTTTTAATGTAAATGGTAAAATGATGCCTGTAGGAAATAACTTACAGATGGTAAACCCTTACAATCTTATCCCATTATCTAAAGTAGAGTTTAACACAAGTGCATCGGATGTTACTCGTTGTGCTGTTCATGCCTCTAATGCGTGGACAGAAGTAATGATTGCTACAAGGTTAATGATGGGTTCTCCTGTGATTACAGGACTAGATACAGAGATACCACCTTATTTAAAGTTTGGTGTAGATCGTTTGATTGCTCTTCCAGAGGGTAGTTCTATGCAGTATGTTTCTCCAAGTGCTAATCTAACTCAGATGATTCAATCTGTTAAGGATTTAATTAACCAAGTAGGGCAGAACCATAGCTTAACAATTAGATGGGGTGAATCCTCTGCACCACCAAGTGGTGAGGCTTTAAAGATTCTTTCTGTAGACAATATAGAAACAAGAGAGTCAGATATACCTGTATTTAGAGATTTTGAGCATGAAAGATATGAAATAGATAGAGAACTATTAAGCGTACACGAAGGCACAAACCTATCTGAGAAGTATAGTGTTGATTATCCAGAGGTAGGCTTTCCTATGACATGGACAGAAGAACGCAACAAATTAGAGTTTATGATGGAACATAATCTTATTACTCGTGAAGAACTTATACGAAAGTTTAATCCAGATATAGACGAGGCTGAGTTGGCTTTAAAGATGGAAGAATTAGAACCAGAGCAACCAGAATCACCTCTACTTAATATATTACAATCTTAATGTACACAGGCGAACAATTTAACATAGCTATAAAAAAGATGCAGGATTCTGTAATTAAGATATATAACAAAGCTAACAAAGCTAATGTGCCTAATGATGTTATTGTTAAAGAGTTATTAGACCTTGATCTTAATCAAGCTGTTGGCAAACAAATGAATGGACAGTTAGAACTCTTAATGACTCAGTACGCTTTAGAGTTAAAGAATATGCAGTCATTTGCTGATATATCTGAAACAGTTATAGAGTCTTTAATAAAAACAGACCTTATTGTATATCAAAACAAGATTAAAGATAAGATAGATGTAATGAAGAAACTGATGATTGAATCAGTTATTGGTGATATGCCTGTTAGTGAATTTGAGGATATTGTTAGTTCGTTTGGACTTACACCATCACAAGCAGAGGCATTAGTAGATGATTCACTTAGAAAGTTTTCTAGGAATGTAACTAGGGAGATGGCAAATAATGCACCAGAGAGCAAACTATATATCTGGTCTGGGCCAATAGATGATAGAACAAGCGATGAATGTTTAAGATTGATTGCATTAGGACCAATGACTATAGGACAATTTGATAGTCAATCAGCAGGATCATTTAACAATGGTACTCACTTTGGTTGTAGACATGAGCCACAACCATTTACAAAGAAGTCACAATTCAAAGGTAAACAGGCAAATAGACAGTTAAATGAAAATTAAACCACTAAACCCAGATAAAATAGTAGATATACCTTTAAAAACATGGTCTGCAATAGGAGATAATGCTTGTAATGTAGTAAGAGAGCAAATCAGAGAGAAACGAGCATTAACAGGCAAATATTCAAAGTCTTACGCTACAGCTAAAAGTTCAAGAAAAGCATCACAATCTCAATCTAGTACAGAAACAGGTTTTGTAAACCTTACGCTTACAGGAAAAATGCTAGATGATTTAAAAGTACAGGAAGCAAGTAAAAACAGCGTGACGATTGGGTTAATTGGTACGTTTGCTAGAAGAGTACAAGATTTACAAAGAATTGGATTTAAAAAGGGTGCTGATTGGTACATATTTAATAAAAGAGTTACCAGAGCAATTACAGCCGACACTACACAAAGAATTGATAAGCAATTTGCTAAAAATATAAAAATTGCTACTAAAAAGCCTATCACATTTTCAATAGGCAAATAGATTTCATTAACATGGAGGAAAAAATGGAAGAGATAGTACAAGAGAACGTACAAGAGTTGGTAACTGAAAACCAGAATGATACAGACAATATGAGTGATCGTGAGTCTGAATTGTTGCAGGAAATAATGCAAAAGAAAGAACGATTACAGAAAGCAGAATCTAAGATTGCTGAACTTGAGAAGGTTCAAGAAGTTGAGAGGCAGAAACAGTTAGAAGAAAATGAGGAGTGGAAAACACTTGCAGAAGAAAGAGCCAAACAGCTTAGTGAATTAACTCCTGTAGTGGATCAGTATAAAGCTGAACGCACAGCAGAGAAAGAGAAACTGCTTTCAGACTTCCCAGAAGATGATAGGGAAGAGTTTAAGGAACTTACTTTAGCACAACTAAGGTCAGTTCATGGAAAGATATTAAAAACTAAAAATAATATTCCAAGTGTAGAAACATCTGATTCTACAGGGATGCAAGGCTATGCAACTTTAAAAGAGGCTGTAAAAGACCATGTATCTGGAAAGATAGATAAAACGACTTATGAGCAAATCAAAGAAAAGTTCACATCTCGAATCAATAGATAATAACCCTACAACAAGTTTAGAGATTGAAGGTGATATTAAATCCGCTATTACAAAAGATAATGAGCATATCTATATGGTAGGTAATGAAGAAGTACCTTATGAGGAAGGCTTTAGAATGTCTGTAGGACAGGAAAAAGTACCCTTTGTAGGTATTCGTTCAACCTTTTCTCATATTTCGCAAGACAGATGGGATTCTATATTTGGAGAGAAACGGAGTAAATAATGGCAACAGGAGATACAGGTAATTACGCAGGTGGCTTATTAGAAGTTGTTGAAGCAGAAGCTATTTTAAAATTTAGTGAAGCTAATGTAACTACCCCCCTTGTTAAAGTAAAAGGAGAACCAAAAGCAGATCAGATTACATTCATGGCTTATAATGCAGGTTCTAACACAGTAACATCAGCAGATGTAGCTAACACAGCAGAAGGCACAGTAACACCTTCTACTGCTTTGGATTCTGAGAAGAAAACAATCACCTTAGATATGCACAGCGTTATGCTACCTATCTATGATGAGGCTAAACTTTCAAACGCTGATGATGTATATGCTAACGCAGGTGCATTAGCAGGTAATGCGATGTCTGCAAAGATTGATAGTATTATTAATCTTTTGTATGATGGTTTTTCAAACGCAGTTGGTGGTGCATCTACAACGATTGATGTAGATGATCTATTTCAATGTTTATCACACCTAAAGCAAAACTCTGCTCCTGGTCAACCAAACGCTGTACTTGATCCTAGACAAATATGGGGAACTTATGGTATTCATAACGACCTTATTACACAGGCTCAGTTTGCAGGTTCTGGTGTACAGGATGAAGGTGCTAGAAGTGGTTTTGTAAGCAGAATCGCAGGTATTGGAATACACTCATCACCAGAGTTTACAGTAGCATCAAATGCTGTAAAAGGTGGGGTATTCGTACCAGAGGCTCTAGGGTTTGGTTATGCAGGTGAAATGATGAGAGTTGAAGAGTATAGGGAAGGTTCTTTCCTACGCTCAAACATCGTTGTATCTAGTTTCTGTGGTGCTACAGAAATTATAGATGGCTATGGTGTTGAAATGCACTCACAGGTTACTTCTTAATAGCTAATCAATAATATGGGGGGTGGGCAACTGCCCCCCTACTTAACATAAAGAATTAAAATATGCCAGAAAGTATAAATAGTAAGATAAAAGAACAATACGACCATGACGATAGTGGTGGATCGTTAGATACTAATTTAGGGGATTTTTTAGATTCACAAAGTGCATCTGGTACTTCCAATAATACAAAATGGAGGAATTGGGCAGAAGGTACAGGCACTAGCTTAAATACAAGGCTTTTTAACAAGCATGGGGGTTCTGGATCATTCATGACCAGATGGAAAAATTGGATAGCATTTAGTTCAACTCACTCTTTCAATTTCGATGGTGACAATGATTATTTAATAATAGATAATTCATCAGAGTTTAATTTTGGAAGTAATAACTTTACATTTTCATTATGGATATATAAAACTGTATCAACAGGTTCTGGAGCATTTGATGGTTTATTTTTTCGTTCTAATGATTGGAGAATAAAGTTTCAACAAAGTGACCAAATAATATTTTTTGACAATGGTACAAGAGATGAACAAATAATTGACAATGGTTCTTCTTTATTAAATGCTTGGCATCATATTGCTATAGTAAGAGATGGTACAACTCTAACAGGGTATGTTAATGGACAATCAAAAGGCACTATTACATTAGGAGGTAGTGAAACTTTTGATGGAGGAACAAATAATCTAATTATTGGACAAAATGGCTCTGGCAATGAGTTTGGAGGACTCATTGACGAAGTAGGTATTTGGAATACTGCTCTTGATGCAATTACTATTGGTAAGATTTCAAGTAAAGTAGTAGACCTTACAAAATATTCAGCATCTAATCTTAAACTATGGCTCAGATGTGGAGATAAAGCAGAACCAGAATCAACTACTTCTATAGCAAGGGCAGACTATTCTGCTTCATTTGATGGTACTGAAAAAATAACTATTGCTGATGATTCAAGTTTAGACATTACAGGAAGTTGGACTTGTTCAGCTTGGATAAAAGTCGGTTCTGGAACAAGTGGTTTCGATAGAATACTTGGAAAACAACATACGAATAGTGCGTGTAATTATGGTATAGGACTTAAAGATGGTATAGAATTTGGTGCTTTCTTAAATAGTGGTGGTGGATTTAGTGCTATATATGATAGTGATGACCTTGTTGTAGGTCAATGGCATCATGTTGCAGGAGTTTGGGATACAAAAAAATTATATGCGTATGTTGGTGGACAATTAAAAGCTACATCTGCAGATATATCATCTACTCACTCGGCAGTTGCGAATGATGGTGCATTATTAATTGGTGTTAATGCGACTAATGGTAATGAATATTTTAAAGGTGATATAAGTTCAGTATCTGTACATAAAACAAGACTTCCAGAAAATGATATAGCATTAATGGCTAAATCAAGATTTACACCTATGCGTAACTTTATGCTGAAACAAGTAGACTTTGATGGTACTAATGATGCTATTAACATCTCTCATAGTAGCGATTATAAACCAACAACTGCTATAACAGTTTCAAGTTGGTATAAACCAACAGACCATTCAGATTGG